TATCTCAGGCATAGGTATATCCAGGTGATTGGATATAGCGGTAAAGAATGCTCGCGGTATCCAAGCCTCTACTGGTGGCTCAAAGAGGAGCCATACGTGTGAACCTACACCTGATGCTGATACCTCCACGTAAGGATGTAGCCCCTGCTGATCAAGGAACGTAAACAGCTGCTCAGTCTTCTCTACCCAGGCAGGGTCAGGGTTATCAGGATGGGAATCAAAATCCACACAGGTCATGTGGACGTTACTGTCTTTATTCAGGACATAGATGCCAAGACAGTTCTTACCAGATAGGTGTTGCTCCTTAAAGTCATCAACACTTAATGGCTCATTCAATTTCTTGGGACGGAAGCTACCACCCTTGGGTTGAACAGCACACGTCTCGTCATTACCTCTAAAGTGCTTTAGGAGCGATTCAATGTATCCATCGTCTAAATGTTGTCCACCCATTTCGGACCTCCAATCCCCTCGTTAGTGTCTTCCTTGCTCCAGGCATTTGGATCATCTTCAAAGCGATCCTGATTCAGGAACGTGCTAAGGTGTAAGCAGAACTTACCCTCGCTCTTCACCCTGGAAGGTGGCCACACCTCTTTGTACGCCTTTACAGCACCCAGTATCTTAGTCTTAGCCTCTATGTGTGTCTCCCCACTAGCCAGCCTGAGTCGTATTAACGTATTACGATACGCCTTAGCGGATTCCCTCTTGCTCGCCTTCTTGGGGTAGTGCCGCCACATCTCTTCAAAGTCTGGTGTGTAGAGATTGTCAGCCTCTACCTTGCTCTTACGCTTCTTGGTCTTCTTCTGCTCCGTCATCAGGACTAGCAGGTCTCGTATCTCCACGAGTAGTGACTCTATATTGCTCATATCCGTCTCCCTATAGATAAAAAAAACCTGCCCACTGCGTCCCCCGATGAAAAGTGACTACAGCAGACAGGCTCAACGAGGAGGTTGAATCCCCTTAAAATCCCGGTTCAGAACCAGCCGTAGGCTGTGTTGTTGGCACACCCTTGAGCATCTTGTGACCGAACTGAGCATCAGCCTGCTTCGCAGTGATCTCGTCCATCGTTGTTGATGAAGAGGTCTTACTGCCGCTAGATATATCCCAGTCTTCACCCTTGTCACCAGGTTTCATCCAGAGTTTAGCAGTGTTACCGATAATGCTTATCGCATCTGCGTCCTCTAGAATGAACTGACTAGGCAGACCTGCGAAACCAACAGCAGCTAGCTTCTTAATCGTGTAGTCTGCCGCCTTTTCGGTTAGATACAAACGGACAGTTCTACGAATTTCAGGTCCAACCTCAGTTCCATCTTCATGAACCAAGCTACCAAACTTAATCTCAAAGGTCGTATGACCGTTGGTGGATTTAGTTAATTCCTGCGAGACTACCTCGCCCTCGTAATTACCAGCTTTAAGCTGGCTTTCAAAATTCGACATATTTAATCTCCTTACATATGTCACCTAGGAAAGACTACAGATTTAACGCATCTGTAATCATCTTGGCAGCTGCCTTGGGGCTGCTGCCGAGTACGTGTTGTTCATCAAGACTATGACGGTTCTTGCAAACCCTCTGTGGGTTAGGAGTGGTGTATAACACACGTGTGCTCGTGCCACTTGCCTTGCCATCATCCGTCACAGATTCAATACAACTGATCTGCAATATATTGTCACACCAGCGAGCCGTCAATGGCCAAACTCTTTTATTCCCAGCTGGTCGCCACTGAATGTAGTCTGTTCCACCAGGGTTTGGAACCTTCGCTACCTCAACATGCGCAAGCAACACTACATTTGTACCCTGGACAGCAATGTCATGCAGAACATTTAAGAACCCGCCCCAATCAGAACAAACAGATGACCAGCCCTCACTTCCACCCCACGCCGAAAATTTACTGATTGAGCCACCATACTTAGTCTGTAGCACATGCTCCTTCGCCAATGCCTCAAATCCATCCAAAGAATCAAGAACTAGAGTCTTGGGTATCTTGGGGGAGTTCTTTAGTTCTTCCAACGCCTGCATGACATCGGCAAAGGAATCCATTGGTGGGAAATGGAGAACCTTGGGTATTTCACCATTAGACTGTAGTACACCTAGGCTATCCTCGCCCCCGGTAAATAAGAATACAGGTTCTGGGAAATGAGCAGCGGTGCTGGTCTTGCCAACACCCTCACTTCCCGATAGCACTGTCTTCTCTCCTCGTTTTGCTGCCTCAGATGTAATCTGATCCAGCCATTTCCTCGAATTACTCATCATTAGTCTCCTGTTGAGTGATCAAACTTCTAAAATAAAACTCTAAACCTTCATGAAACAACGATCCTAGTCTAAGGGATGCCGTTCCGTAACCCCTTTTCTGGATTTCGGCAACATATCTGTAGAAAAATTTACGCCTGCATGACTTGAAAGTTGTACCCTTGGAGAAAGAAAGCATCTTGGTGTCTTTCTTGTTCCCACCCTGACGTGGCTCCCAGTCTTCGCTGTTAAGTTCACTGGTGCCAGCGCACAACCCGTAGTACTCACACTTACTGTTATAAGCAAGACACTGAGAAGTATTTTTGTAGTGGGCATTGATGCCTCCTTTTTCGGCTAATTCGATATCGGATATAAGTTGTTCAATGGATACAAGCTGGTCGATCATTTCAACATTGTTTCGGTACACTGGGGAACTACGAGCAAAGTAACGACCAGGGTTTTCTTTTATGTGCTGTCGAATACGTATCCCGTAGCACTCAGCGTTTTCCTTAGCCTTAACGCCCTCTTTATAGAGGTTACATGTAGATGTGAAGACCTTTTCCCCGAAATAGGTGCCCATTTCCTGTATCTCCCAGACAGTTCCGTTCTTCATGTCCTTGAATCCCTGGGGAACTTGCTTTGGTTTCAGGCTAGGTACCTTTATATAGTCAATGATCGTGTGGTGAACAGGGTTTCCGCTAGCACTCATCAACATGGAGTACATCGTTATCTGCTCGCTAACAGCCGATGTCTTGAATGGAAAAATTTCATTCGGGTTGTCTGCGTCCCGACTACCGGTCTTATGCTCTAGCTGCACCAGGTGCGGTCCCATCATCGCCAGTGTATCCAACTTGCCGAAGACGGTGTATCCAGTCTCCCCTACTTCCATTGTCCGTTCGGCTTCTGCCTCCAGGGGGACGTATATGTCCTTCTTGTAGTAGTTAACGTATCCCAGGAGCATAGCCTCGGCTTTAACGTACTCGATTGGTGTTACCTCGTGCTCGTGTAACGCTATTGCATCCAGTCCAGCTGTGAGTGCGGTCTTAACCATCTCGGGACTAGGGTACTTTATCTCGCTGTCATCCATCTCTTGTCTCCTGTTAAAACCAGAGGGGTTCAGATAAGCCACTTGATGTAGCCCCCTTATAGTATCCGGGGGAGGGAAGGGGGGAGGGGCGGGCTTGATACCTGAACATTATAATAGCGGTTTTGCCTGTCTTGTCTACCACCTAAAATAGAACTTTTTTGGTGTTAGTGTACATCCTCTTCCCCAGGCAGTAGTTTCTTGGCAATGCAAATCCGTCTTATAGTCTCTCTATGTAGTCTTTTACCAGACCGACTGAGGTAGCCATGCTCCGCTGCTTTTTCTTCTATCTTTCTGTAAGAAAGTTTCTCCCGTCTCCAGTCTCGCACCTGTCTTACCACTTCAGCTTCTGTCGGGTCGGGTATTAGCATCTTGTCGTTTGTCGGGTCTATCTTCCAGCCCCAGGGCGGGTCTCTAGCCAGTCTCCTGTCTTGGGATCGTAAAAAATCCATAGCAGCCTGCGTCCTTTCTACAATGGTTTCGCGTTCCCATTGGGCGATCATAGCGAACATGTTAGCGATCATGCGTCCAGAGGCTGTGCTGGTGTCAATCGAGTCGTACATGCTGATGATCCGCTTACCCATCCGGTCGAAGCGTTCCATGAGGTTGCTCCAGTCTCGTACCGAACGAGAAAGCCGGTCTAATTTTGTGATCACCAGCCCGTCGATGTTCTTGTTACGAAGGGCGTGCATGCAGTCCTTTAGACCTCTCCGGTCGGTGTCCTTGCCGCTTTCACCCTCGTCTCGATAGACCTGGACAAGCTCGTGCTCATGCAGATCGCAATGAACACGGAGCTTATCCACCTGATTCTGGATCGTCTGTTGTTCCCGTGTCGATACACGGGCGTATCCAATCAGTCTCATTTATCTACCTCCTCTTCTAGCTGTTCTTCTTGCCAGCATGTAAGACATAGTCTATCAGGACTCTCAACCCGCACCTCGGCACACAGTGGACACCAATGCTCATACGGATTACCAAACATTTGGGTTAGCTTATCAGTCATCGTTCCCCTCCCTTAAAATGCGATCCATCTTCTCACGTAGGAAATAGTTCTCCTCTGTGTCCTCTGGATGGATGAAGATGGCACTCAGAGCCTTGTCGGTATCACTTAGACCCTTCAAGCTGATACTTTCGTTTAGTGCATCCCAAGCGTGGGCCTTGCTAACTGCCTCTCTCTGCA